TGCAAATCAATTAAAGACAACAAAGAGTTTTTTGAAGCAAGACCGATAATCGTTTCAAACAGAACGGGCGAGAATGTTATTATTGCAGGCAATCAAAGATATAGAGCGGCTCTGGAAGTGGGTTTGAAAAAAGTCCCAGTCGCTATCTTTGAAAATCTAACGCCAAAAAAAGAAAAAGAAATTTTAATTAGAGACAACGTCCAAAACGGCGCGTGGAATTTTGAAGTCCTTGCGAATGAGTTTGAGGTTGAGGATTTAGAAAATTGGGGCTTTGACAAATCAGAATTGCCAGAAATTGAAATTGAAGATTTGGAAAATGAAGATGATGTTCCTGAAATGCCTAAAAAACCAAAATCAAAATATGGCGACATTTATATTCTTGGCAAACATAGGTTGTTATGTGGCGATGCTACAAAAAGAGAAGATGTTGAAAAACTTATATCAAATTTGAAAGAATACAATGTCATAACAGACCCACCTTATAATATTGGTTTCAATTATAATAAAATAAGTGACAAAAAAAATATTTCAGAATATTCATTATTTTGCAAAAAATGGTTTAATATGTTTAAGCCAAAAGCGATGATATTTTCACCTTGTCCAAGAAATGAAAAATTTTATCCAGAATGGAGAGATAGAGGTATTTGGATAAAAAAGAACGCAACTGCCGGCGCAAGTGTTTTTCATTTACGATGTGCAGAGCCGATATTGTTTTATGGTAAATTTGATAAAAAAAGAAATACTGATATTTTTGATTATTCAAGCGGCTTTTCAAATGAATTAAAAAATGCACGAGAAAAAATGAATATAATTGATAAATATGCTCCTGCTAAACCAATCTCTCTATGGTTGGAGTTGATAAAAATGTTTGATGATAATATAATAATTGATTGTTTTGGTGGCAATGGAACTACTTTAATTGCGTGCGAAAAAATAGGGCACAAATGCAGAATAATGGAATTAGATGAACATTATTGTGATATAATAATTGAGAGGTGGGAGAAATTTGCGGGCAAAAAGGCTGTTAAATTATAATATGATTATAAACTGCTATGAGTAATAACAATAAACATTTACCAAGACGTTCAAGAAAATTAACATTACAACCAAAAGATTATATAAGGGCAATTGTGAGAACAGGCGGGTTCATTACGAAAGCCGCAGAGTTACTTGGAGTAACTTATCAATCAGTTCAAGATAAAATCAAAGATTGGCCTGAAGTAAAAGAGGCGTATGAGTTTGTGATTGAAAAAAGATTTGATATGACTGAAAGCAAGTTGTTTCAAGCAATTGCAAATGGAGAGCCGTGGGCGGTGATGTTCTTTTTGCGATACAAGGGCAGGAAGAGGGGGTATATGGAAAAAGCGCAGGTGGATGTAAAAGGCGAAATGAAAAACAAGACTGAAATTGACCTTTCGCAAATCACAACGGAAGATTTGAAAAAAATGAAAAAGATTTTGGACAATGCAAATTCCCGAATTAAGCGAAATAAATAAAGAGCTGTGCAAAAGAGAATATTACGAATTTTTCAAGCAGTCCTGGAACATCCTAAATCCTTTTGACAATTTAGTAAATAACTGGCATATAAAATATCTATGTAATATATTACAAAGCGAAATACTACGTATAGTAAGTTATAAACCGAAGTTAAAAGATATAATTATAAATATTCCGCCTCGCAGTTTGAAATCAAGTATCGTAAATATTTTCTTGAACGCTTGGGCTTGGACGTTCGCGCCGCATTTGAAGTTTCTGTCCGCCTCTTACTCTGGAGACCTCGCAGTAGAAATGGCGGTAAAGACCCGGCGGCTAATTGACAGTGATTGGTATCAGGAAAAATGGGGCGAGGTTGTTTCCTTTGCGCAAGACCAGAATGTAAAAAGCAGGTTTGAAAACACAAGGGGCGGGAGCAGGAAAAGCACGGGTGTGGGCGGGACAATCACAGGAGCTGGCGGTGATGTGATAATTATAGACGACCCATTGAACCCACTTGACGCGCACAGCGAAGTTAAACGGAAAGAGGCGATTACTTGGTTCAAAGAAACAATGTATTCCCGGTTAGACAATCAAAAAATCGGAATACGAATAATTATTATGCAAAGAGTTCACGAGGAAGACCTAACCGGGTGGTTGTTAAAAACGCAACCAGAAAAGTGGGAACATATTTGCATACCGGTAACCGACGACTATGAAATAAAGCCGAAAAATCTTGCGAAGTTTTACAAAGACGGTTTTTTCTTTCCCGGACGGTTCTCGCAAGAAGTGTTAAACGATAGTAAAAAAGTAATGGGGAGTTATGGTTATGCCGGGCAAATGGGTCAGAGACCAGCACCGGAAGGCGGCGGGATTTTCAAAAGAGAATGGTTTAAGTATTACCAAGAATTGCCAAAGATAAAAAGAAAACTCTGGAGTTGGGACACGGCGGCAAAAGCGAAAGAGGAGAATTGCTACACGGTGGGGCAATTGTGGGGGATTGGCGTGGAAGGATATTACTTAATGGACTTGATTAGAAAAAAAATGCAGTATCCAGAATTAAAGAGAATTATCTTGAATGCTTACGAGTCTTCACCGGCAAGCGGTGTTTTGATTGAAGATAAATCAAGCGGGCAGTCGGTAATTCAAGATTTAAAAAATTCCACAACTTTGCCTATTCTTGAAATTCAGCCAGTTAAAGACAAAACCACGAGGGCGCATTTAGCGAGTCCTACGGTTGAGGCGGGGAAATGTTTTTTGCCACAAGGAGCGGAGTTTATTCCCGATTTTCTTTCCGAACTTGCCATTTTCCCGAACGGTCAGTTTGACGACCAAGTGGACAGTTTTACTCAATTCATAAATTACATCAACTCTAAACAATCTCAAGATTTAAAAACTATTTTAAGTAAAATTAAAGTTGCAGGAAAAAGGAAATATTAACGCCGTATCAATTTTTATTTCAATTTCCCCGTCGTAAATTCAAATATTTTTATTTTTGTATATTGTAATATTTTAGATTTTAGACTATAATATCTTACGTGAAAACTGTTACAGTCAACAACAAAAGATATGTAGCAGGCGGGACATCTTCTTTCGCAAAAGAGGAAGAGTCTTTTTTTGTTTCGCCTTATTACCAATCCTCGTATATTTTCCCATATAATCCAGACTCACTTTGTCAATTAAACAACTACGACACTTATGACGAAATGCGGTTTGACGACCAAGTTAAAGCGGTTATGGCTTTGAAAAAGTCTATCGTTGTGGGTTCTGGTTGGAATATTGTTAGTGAGAACGAGGAAATTTCTGAATACATTACAGACAATCTTGAAAATCTCAACAATGAAGCATTAGAAGAGACTTTTGAGGAAATTTTGTTTGACATTTTATCTGCTTACGATTATGGTTTTTCTTTAAGCGAATGTATTTACGAATTAAATGAACAAGGACTATATCAGGTAAAAACAATCAAGGTTAGACCTCCGCACAGTTTCCGTTTTGAAATAGATGACAAAGGAAATGTGGTCAAGATTATTCAATCCACAAATACGGGCGACGTTGAGTTTGAACCAAATAAATTTATGCACTTGGCTTATCAAATGGAATTTGGAAACCCATACGGCACGAGCGATTTAAAAAGCGCATATTTACCGTGGAAGATAAAAAAGTTTTTCATAAAGATGTTCGCTAAATACGGTGAACGGTTTGGAACACCGACGATACACGGGAAGTATGAAGACAGCGCAAACAAGGAAGACATTGATAAGTTTTTTGAAATTCTAAAAAGTATACAAAACAACACAGTTTTAGCAACGCCTAAATCAGCAGACGTTGAGTTTATCTTTGCGGGAAAAGAAGCGTCCGATTTGTATGATACTGCGATTGACAAGTTTAATCTCTGGATAGCAAGAGCGATTTTAGTTCCAGACTTGCTTGGACTTTCTGGCTCAAAAACTCAAGGCGGGTCTTATTCTTTGGGTGAGCAACACTTTAAATTATTCTTGTCTATGATAAAAAAAGATAGACAGTTGTTTGAAAGAAAAATAACCCAAAGAGTAATAAGGCCTTTGGTTGAGGCGAACTGGGGGAAAGGGATTGATGTCAGGTTTGAATTTCTACCGTATTCGGAAGCGGATGAATTGGAATTGAGTAAATTGTGGCTTGAGGCGGTGAAAGCGAAAGCATTTAAGCCAAATCCCGACGAGGTCAACAACTTTAGGCGCATAGTTAATTATCCTGAAGGCGAGGTAGAAACCCCCGCCCCTGCGCCTACCCCTTTTGACAAAGAAGATGAGAATGTAGAGGTTACCGGCTATGCGGCAAGAGAGTTAACTGTCTATGAAAAGAAAATGAACTTTAGCGAAATTGAGAAAACGCTAAACCTTGCGGAAGACAACATTGAGACAGTTATTACAAACATTGCCAAGAAAATAAATATTGGTTTAATTCAAGAAATAGAAAATAAAAAAATATTAGAGAAGTGGAAGCCAGAAAAAATCAACGACTTGAAATTAAAATATCTCAAAGAACTCAATTTTGCTTTTCGCTCCAATTTCAAATCTTTGTTTACTGACTCTTTGAATGAAGCGAAGCAGGAATTGTTTCCGCAAGGCGACAAAAAATACACCGACGCTGAAATATTGCCAGATGAGTTTTTGAGGATAGTGGAAGCGGAGTCGTTTAAGTTAGTGGGCGACTATGAAACTTCGCTCTTGAAAAATACACGCAATATTTTAATGGAAGGGATAAAGCGGGGGACTGCGATAAATAAAATATTAGGCGAAGTAAAACAATCAAATGAAAAAACATCGGCGAAGTGGATTGAAGCGGTGATAAGAACGAAGACGACTGAAATTTATAATTCGGCGAGAAAAATATATTGGGAAACTGACAAATTGGCTTCGCAATTGGTAGAAGCGTATCAATTCTCTGCGATACTGGACGAGAGGACGAGCGAGATATGCAGGCGGCTTGATAAAAAAATATTTAAGAAGGGGGAATACATTGACCAAGTAACCCCGCCATTGCACATCAACTGCAGAAGCTTATTAACCCCTATAACGAAATTTGAAAGTTACCGGGTAGACAGAGAAATAAGCATTGAAAATCTAAAAAAACTTGGAGGGCATTTACTATAGGAGGCAACTATGCCGTGGGAACAGACTGAAAACGAAATAAGAGAAAGAATAAAAGACCCCGGGCTATTCCAGCCAGATAGTTTCAGGAGCAAAGAGATTGCGCCGGGCATTCGCCTGATAATCGGCAAATTGAAAGGCGAAGACAAGACGACTGCGCAGTCAATTAGATTTGACAAAAATAAATTTACGCTTGAGCAGGCAAAGGCGTGGATGGAAAAGCACAGGAAAGACTTTGCGGAAAAAGAACTCCAGACTTTTGACATCAAGGACAGGGTTATTTTCTCTGCTGGGATTTGGAACGGCGACAAATACGACGAAAAAGACATTGAGAACATTGTGAACGCTTTCAAAGAATTAAAAGGTCAACTGCGGCCGCCGATAAAGTTAGGTCATACGAACAAACAGAAATTTGCGCAGAAAGACGGATTGCCGGCTATTGGCTGGGTAGAGAACTTGCGCAAGGTTGGGAAAAATCTCGTTGCTGATTTTGTGAAAATTCCTAAAAAGATATATGAACTGATAAAAGCGGGAGCATACAGGACAGTATCGCCAGAGATATACTGGAACTTAAATATTGGCGACAAAAAATATCCATATGCGTTGAAAGCAGTTTCGCTTTTAGGGGCGGATATTCCCGCTTGTAAAAATGTGGACGACATATTGAATCTCTACTATGTAGACGATGAAAATATGTCAGAAACAAAAATCTATACTTTGGAGGCAAAAGAAATGGAAGAGTTGAAAAAGAGAATAGCGGAGTTGGAAGTAAAACTTTCGGAAAGCGAAAAATCTGAAAAAGAGAAAACCGAAAAAATAAACGAACTGACCGAAAGTTTGAAGAAGACAACGGAAGAAAAAGAAAGTTTGACAAAGCAACTTTCTGAAATACAAGCGGAAAAGAAGAAGGCAGAATATTCCGCCGCGTTGGACAACTTGGTGAAAGAGAAAAAAATATTGCCAGCGCACAAAGAGAAATTGATGAACATACTTTTGAACACTCCTGAAGAATTGCAATATTCCGAAAAAGAGACGAAAGTAAGTTTGAAGGAAGCAATTCTCAAAATCTTTTCCGAAATGCCTGAATTGAACATAAACACTGAAACAAATTCAGGTGCGGGAAGGAAGCAGGACTTTAGCGAAGAAGCGATACAGGAATATGCCGACAAAAACAAATTAAGTTACGGTGAGGCATATGTTGAATTGAAAAAGAAATTGAAAATTGACTCTTGAAAATTGATAACTTCATTTTCCAAGAGAAAGGAGAAGAATTATGGCTTATAGTTCGGAAGGCAAAGTAATGTCATTTGAAGCCGCAGGTTCACTTGCGTCAGGCATAGTTGTCTATGTTTCTGGTAAAAACCAAGTTAACGCTGCAGGAACTTCTACCGTCGCAATTCTGGGCGTTACTGTGCAGAAAGCAATTACTTCCAGCGTCGCCGTTGATGTGGCACTGGACGGAATTGTAAAATGTGTTTGCGGCGGGACTGTAACGGCAGGTTCGCCAGTCAAAGTTACGACTGGTGGAACAATAGTCAACGCCACTTTGTTAGACACGGCGACGACTAAAGCTGTCCCGATTGTGGGTATTGCGTTAGAGGCAGGAGCGACCAGTGGAGTAATCGTTCCTGTTGCTCTAAAGATTGACAACCCCGCAAGTTAAAAAATAACCTGTTAAAGGAGAAAGAAAATGCCAGACAAATCAAAAATACATCAAGACAGTGCTTTAACGGGGATTTCAGTTAGGTATAAAAACGAAACCTATCTTGCGGACATTGTATCACCGCACTACCCCGTTAAACATTTGTCAAATAAGTATTACATCTATTCCAAAGATAATTTTCGTTTGGAAGAATCCCGCAGGTCGTCAAACGGCGAAGCGAGGGAAGTAAATTGGGATATGTCCACAGGGACTTATACGCTTGAGAGGCATTCATTTAAACATCTTGTAGGAGATGATGACAAAGAGAATGCCGACCCTGGAGTTGACCTTGAGAAAGACGCGACGGAAGTCTTGACAGATAAAATTCTGTTGAGAAAAGAAAAGTCGCTCATTGACCTGATTCACACAAACGGGAATTGGGCTAATGAAAGTTCTCTTGGCGCAGCTGGTGCTTGGTCTGCCAATACGACCGCCTCAAATCCCATTCTTGTCGTTGACTCTGCTACTACGGCAATAGTAAAGAACAGCGGTAAAAGGGCAAATGTGGCGATAATGGACTTGACTACGTTTAAAGCGGCTAAAAATCATACGTCCATTCTTGACCTTGTGAAGTATACTTCAGCCGACTCAATCACCGAAGCAATGCTTGCGAAACTATTTAACATCAAAAATGTGTATGTTTCACAAGCGGTAGAAAATTCGGCGGCAGAGGGTTTGAGCGATTCGCAAGGTTTTCTAATGACCGATGTGTGTTGGGTTGGTTACTTGGAAAAAGCACCCGGGTTAATGAAACCGTCCGCTTTCTATACGCTATTCAAAGGGCAAAAGAAGTTTGAAGTCAAAAGATGGCGAGAGGAAGGCAGAGACGGCGTATTTATTGAAGTCAACAGTTACTATCAGCACAAGCCGATTGCGACAGACTGCGGCTACCTGATAGTTAATACTGTGCAGTAAGAAGCAACCTCCTGGATAGTGGTGGGGGGCGGTCAAGTGCCGTCCCCCTGCAGGAGAATAAAAAAAGTTAAGGAGGAACAATGCCACGTGGAAGACCACCGAAAGAAGAAACGGCAATAGAAGAAAAGCCGAAAGCAGAAGAAAAAAAAGAGCCACCTAAAAAGATACAGCAAGAAAAAATATTAAGGACAGACTACGAGATAAGACTTTCCGGTGACAGGTATAAAGTGATAAAAGTCATCAAGAAAACGAGAGTTACGCAAAAGATATTGATAAAAAGTCTGTTGCGGAAAAACAAAGCGCATATGGCTGAACTGAAAAAACTTCAGGAAAAAGGTGTAAAAATAAAAGGTTGGTAAATGGGCTCATACGCAACTACAACCTCTTTTTCAAAGTTAATCCCATATAGTTTGCGTGGGAATACAACTACTTCTGATTCTGAAGGAACGGCAATATTTTCAAAGCATATAGACAGGGCGGAAGCGATTGTGAACTCGTATATTGCGACGAGATACTCGCTTCCGTTGAGCCCCGTTCCAGAGTTGATACGAACTTTGACGGAAGATATTGCCTCGTATTTTTTCATACGCGGCGTGTTTGTGCAGGACGGCGAACGAAAGAACGAGTATCTGGAAGCGTTCAGGGACGCATTTGAAATGTTGAAGCAAATAAAAGCGGGGCAGATACAATTAGTGGACACATCAGGCAGTTTGCTTACACCGCTTTCAAGTTCCAGATATAGGTCGTCCACAAAAGACTACACGCCGATTTTTGACCTGGATACTGAAACGGCGTGGGAAGTGGACAGCGACTTGCTGAACGACATTTCGGACGCGAGGGATTAAAAAGAATGGCAGAAAACTTCAAAGCGAAATTGGACGACAGGGAATGGCGCAGGTTTTTCAGAGAGATTTTAAGCAAGATGAAAAACCGGGCGAACATTCTCAAAACCGCTTTTTCTATTTACGGCATACGGGACATTGTTGACCACTTTGACAAAGAACGCGGACCAAAAGGGAAGTGGAAAAAGCGAAGTCCGATTACGCAAATGCAGTATGCAAGGTTAAACAAGAAACACAAAAAATACAATCCCTCAAATAAATTATTGCAACTGACGGGCGCATTGAGACAATCAATCCTGCCGTCAAATGTGAAAAAAATCAGCAAGGACGAAATACTTGTTTTCTCAAATGTGGAATACTCCGCTATGCACGATTTAGGAAGCAGAAAGCGGAATTTACCGCAACGGGAATTTATGTGGCTTTCAAAGCCAGCGATTTCCCGAATACAAAAAACGATAATGCGCATTGTGGCAGAGGGCGGATATGGCGTTTGACTACAATACAAAAGCGACAAAAATAAAAGACATTTTGCAGTCGTATAACACAACGACGGCGTCGCCTGACTTATCCGCCGACCTGAATAAACGAATTGAGAATGACAACATCAGAGTTGGCGACATTGAAACTGTTTCAATACGCGCTTTGGATTATCCTTGCATTTTCATTAGAACAGCGAGTAAAAAAGAAGAGGTAGAAACGATTGGGCGAACTGGAGCAAGTAATGGATTGAAAAGTTGCGAGGTTGAATATGAAATAACGGCGTTGGCGAGGAAATACGGGGCGTGGGCAAAACACGACGACTTGATTTCAGAAATATACAACATAGCGAGAAATATAGAAGGCGTGTTGCGGGAAAATATAACACTTTCAAATACTGCTTCCTGGAGCAACGTTGATACGACGGAATTTGCGGGCGGGACTGTGAGCAATGGTATATTCATACAAGGTTGCAGTTTAGGTTTTTTAGTAAGATATTATTTTAAATAAAAGAGAGAAAACTATGTTGACTTACAAAGAAGTTAAAAAGCAAAGTTTAACTGTGTTTGAGCAATTTGGCGAAACGAAGTGGATACCAAATGCAAAATACAACGCTACGCTGAAACGGAGCGATACAAAAAGTTTTCAAAATATTGGGCTTGGGAAATATCTCGTTTGTGCGGTAATGGGAGCAAGTTTAGAAAATGCGATACCGTTAATAAAAAAATACAGAGACAGATTTGATTTATTTTGTTGCGACAAAGCAATGGGAGTATTGCTGGACAGGGGGATTACTCCCGACTTCGTTCATCTTGCGGACGCTAACATTTCATACAAAGATTGGTGCGAAAAATGGATTGAAAAAACGAAAGACATTAAATTGATTTCCACAGTTCACGCAAATACAGAATGGACAAAAAACTGGAAGGGTGAAAGATTTTTCTACGTAAACAAGGACGCTATCAAAACAGAAGAAAAATTCAAGCCGATTTTTGACAATCAACTGCGGGTAATTCCAGCTTCTTCTAACGTGTCAAATGCTATGGTTGTGTTTATGACCGGGAGCGACAATGAGGGGCGGGACAACTATGCCGGGTATGAAAAAATATTTTTGGTGGGTTATGATTATAGTTGGAAACCTAAAGGCAATTATTATGCTTTTTCAAATCCAATACCGAAACGGTATTATATGACGCATAGGGTAATGCTGGATTTTAATGGAGATATAGTTTTGACAAGTGAAAATTTATTGTTTTCAGCGAAGTGGTTGTTTCAATATGTTACTGGTTATAAATTACCGGTTGTAAATTGTAGCGAAAGTGGATTGTTGGACATACCGAGAATGGATTTTGAAACAGCATTGAAAAAAATAAACAATGATAAAAATTTAATTCAGAAAGTAAGAGATAAGGCAGAAGTAATAAAAAAAATTAAGAAAGAATACGAAACAACTCTTTCAGAGTTCAATCAGATTAGGAGGGAATTATGGCGATAGGAAACAATGCGGAAGTTGGAGTAAGAGGATATGTTGCGACGGGCTGGGAAACTACCTTTGGCACTTATGCCTCAAGTTTGGTAGCGATTGACGCTTTAAGTTGTGGTTTCAAAACACATATAAAATCTGAAAAAATCAATTCGTTGTCTGCTAATAGAGGGAAAGCAAGGCGGGTATTGCTTGAGAAAGAAGTTGCTGGTAATTTAGAGGCATACGGTCATCCTCACGAAAGTATTTACTTATTTGTTGCCGGGCTTGGCGGGCAAATAAGCACAACGGTTATATCCTCAACGGAAGGCGTTTACAGCCACGAAATAGTTGCCGGTAATTTCGACGGTTCAATTACTTCGCTTTCTTTCAACGTGCGCAAAGGTTCTGCTTTGACGTGGCATTATTTGGGTGGCAGGGTGAACAGTTTGAAGTTAGCGTCGGAAGTTGGTTCACCTTTGAAAATAAGCGCAGATTTTGTTTTTCAGGACTCAACACAATTGAGCGACGACATTTCTGGAAACCTGACCCTGACCTCTGCTTTGCCGTTTACTTTTGCGCAGGGAACATTCTCGTATTCTGGTTCTACTGAAAAAATTACGGGTTTTGAGTTGACGATAAACAACAACTTGGAAACCGGGAAAGACGCAAGGGCGTTGGGACAGAATACTCTGGCGGTATTGCCGGCAAAGCGGCGGGAAGTAGAGTTTAAGATAACGCAAAGAATGGACACGACTACGACTTGGCAACGGTTCACGTCTGCCGAGAATGCGGCAGTTCAATTGAAATTCACGGGCGATAGCATTTCCGCTTCTTACAACTACGAATTAACGATTGATATGCCGAAGGTATATTACAATTCGCCTGACGTTGAAGTATCGCCTGACGCAGTTCTAATTTCTGAAATTCCGTTTGATGTCGTCGTTGACAATCCATATACAAGCACGGGATACGACGTAAAAGCGACAATACAAAACGATGTGAGTTCATATTGAGAATGAAATTGAAAGAGAAATTGAACGGTTATAAGAAAGTGAAGATTTGCGGTTTTAAGTTTACAATCCGCAAAATCAATCCATTGCTTGATTTTGAACTGGAAAATATGCCGCAAATTTTCACTTCTTACCAGAGCAGGCGCAAAATAGCAGAAGACAAAATAATTCTGGCGGAGCAAAAAAAGATATTAAATCAAATGATGACGGTGGTGGAAAAGGGGATAGTTTACCCGGAACTTGTGCCGAGAGAAAAAAAGAAAGAAGGGTTGACTGTGGAAGATTTATTTTTGAACGACGAAATTGGGATTGGTCTATTCAAAGAAATAATGTTTCATTCGTTGAATAAGTTCAGAGGATTGAAGCGACTTTTTTTTTCGGCAAAGATAAAGCTTTCGTATTACATAAACTTTGTGAGAAATATGGTAAATTACCGTCGGAAGTTATTGGGGAAAGTTTAAGTCTTGCCGAAAAGCAAATGTTTGATATGTTCGTCTTGCAGTGCGGACTGGAAGAGGAACAGAGATTGAGCAGGAAAAAATAAATGGCTGAAAAGAAAGCGACTTTAGTAATAGGACTGAAAGACTTTGTTTCAAAAGGCATTGGCGGGATGTCCGCCAAGTTGGCTATTTTGCGTCAAGGGTTTATGGCCGTAAAAGATACGGTAGGGGCGATTATTGCGGTTGGAATGGACTTGCTAAACAGTTACGCTAAACAGGAAGCGGCTGTTTCCCGGTTGAACATCGCTTTGACACTTGCAACAAGTGGCAAGCGACATACAAAAAATAACGACGGTGGGCGATGAGACGACGTTGGTGTTAATGCAGTTGGGATTGTCAATGGGGATAAATGCGAAAAACATTGAAAAAGCGACAAAGCAGGCGATTGGACTTTCAAAGGCGTATGGCGTGGATTTAAACTCTTCAATGAAAATGGTCGCATTGGCGCAACAGGGCGAGTTCACGATGTTGAACAGATACATTCCGCAATTGCGAGCGTTGAAAACGGATACAGAGAAAGCGGCGGCAGCAGAAAGAATTTTGAACGACGCTTTCAAGGTCGCACAAGACGAGACGAATACGACAGCCGGGCGGATAGAGCAATTGAAAAATCAGATTGGCGACTTGAAGGAAAAAATCGGAGCGCAGTTATTGCCAATTTTTGACTTTTGGGCTAATAAATTAAAAATAGTAATTAACTTGATTGACGATTTGGGAAGCAAAGAAGAAGAAAGCGGGAAGAAAGCGATTGGTATATGGCACGAGAGACTAATTCAAATGAACAAAGCGACGCAGGAAGCGAGACGGGCGCTTGATGTGGCAAAAGAAAAGAAAAAATCACAAGACGAGATAAATGCTTTAGAGGCGAGGTATAATAGTTTACTAAACGCACAAGTTATTTTCCGACGGAAACATAGAAAGGCGATAGAAGAAGAAAAGGCGGCTTTTGACAAATTACAAGAAAAGAAAAAAGAGTCGGTTGAAAATACTGAAACAATACTGACAGAAGAGCAAACAAAACTTCAGGAAGCAGCAGAAGCAAAAATCAATTCGTATATTTTCACGCAGGAAGAATTGAATGCGATAAAAGAAGAGCAGTTCATTAAAGACTTGGAGCGGGCTGGATTGCACGAAGAGGCGATACGGTTAATTCAGGTAAGAGAAACCGCTAACGAGAAAAAAGAATTGGAAAAACGGGAAAAAGAGCGGGACAAGAAAAGAAAAAAGCAACA